TTAATAACTACGGGTCTAACCCCCGTACCTATCAATATAGAGGTTAGCATGAGTATCCTTACTAGATATCTTCAAGACTTGGATCAAATACTATCTAATTTTGTACCATACAACAATCCATATATAATAATTTCGTGGAATGAACCCTCAAAAGTACCAGGTAGGACTGTAGAGATAAGATCTGAAGTTCTGTGGAATGGTAATATTTCAATAACTGAACCTACTGATATTAGCTATTCAGAAAAATTTAGAGTAGTTGCTGATACTTCTTTTACTATAAAGGGGTGGTTGTTTAAAAATAAAACAGATATAGCGTCTCAAATTTATTTTATCGATACTAATTTTAATAGCATAAGAGGAAATTTTATAACTACAGAGCAAGATTACTCGAGTTATTTTAATTCTCTATCTAGTGAAACTAATACTATTACTATTTCCGGTACCCCCAATATAACTAATGCTTATTATAACCTAACAGGTAGCTTACTTGAAATAGCATCTAACTTTACTTTAAATAGAAACATTACAAGCTATAATAACTTTATACTTCAAGGAAAGAATTTTCAATATACAGATGCTGTTTTAATAAGCACTAATTCATCTAATAATTTCTTTTCCACACTTACTTCTATAAGCTCTAAATATACCGGGTCGGTATCAGGAGTATTAGTAAGCCCTATTTATTATAATATCATAAATGATAATATGATGTCTATCGATTTGTCTTATTTGCGAGGACAAGGAGATTTTAATATTATAATAAATAACAGAGCAGGGTGGGCAAGTACATATACAATAAATAGCTTTACTTTTACTAAATCCTGATTAAATATATATATTAAAAATGGCTGATACTACTCCAACCCAGAACAAAAATTACGTTACTAACGATGGAAGATCATCCACTTTCGGTAGAAATTTAATGTCTTATATACAGAATAAGCTACCTTATTCGAATATAGTAGACACTGAAAATAACGAATTAAATCCAAAATATAAGACCTTCGCTAACGTCGGTATGCGTCGCTCAGAGGCGCTAGCTAAGCACTCTATCTCGATATCAAACGAATATAACAATATGCCTATAGGCTCTATGGGTAAGGATACCTCGTTTGGTCAAGTGATGTATGCTAACATACAGGAAAATAAGGGTGCTAGAATGAGGGATTATAGGGTGATGGCAGCCTACTCAGACGTAGCCGATGCACTTGATGAAATTTGCGATGAAGCCATAAACACGGATGAAAATGGAAATGAAGTTATTATAAAATATAAAAACGTTGACCTTTCAGGTAAAGATAAGACGTTGCTGGATGAGGAATTTAGTAAGTTTGCTAATTACTTTGATTTTAAAAATAGAGGATGGCAATATTTTAGACAATTTTTAATTGAAGGAGAGCTGTTTTTTGAGCTCATAATACATAAAGACTACCTTAATGAGGGTGTTCTAGGTGTTGTAAATTTACCAACAGAGCTTATCGATCCAGTATATAACAATATACAGAATATGATGGTTAAAGGCTTTATATATAAAAAGCCTATATTCGATCCTCTTAAACCAGACAAGCAGGAGAAAATAGAGTTTATACCTCTTGATGAAAACCAGGTGGTGTATATTAACTCTGGAGTAATGAATGAAAATAAGAGCATGGTATTACCATTTTTGGAAAATGCTCGACGCGCGGATAGACAGCTCTCTCTAATTGAAGATGCTATTGTAATTTATAGACTTGTTAGAGCTCCTGAACGCCTAGTATTCAACGTGGATGTGGGTAATATGCCTGCACCAAAAGCGGAAGCTTATCTTAAAAAACTAATTAGTAATTATTGGTCGTCTAAAACATTTGATATAGATCAAGCTGATGTCGTTAAGAAGTTTAATCCACAATCAATGCTTGATGCATTCTGGTTTCCTAAGAGATCAGGATCAGAAGGTTCAAGCGTATCGCAGTTAGCAGGGGGACAAAATTTAGGTGAACTTGCTGATTTAATGTACTTTATTAAAAAGTTATATAGATCTCTTAAGGTACCTACCTCTAGACTAGATCCAGAGGATGCATTTAGAGATGGCTCTGAAATATTACGCGAGGAATTAAAATTTGCTAGATTCATCATAAGACAGCAACAGAGATTTTCAGCAGGTATTAAAAAGGGATTTATAACTCATCTTAAATTTAAAGGATTGTGGGATAAGCTTGACTTGAATGAGCAAAATATAGAAATTTCATTCAACGTACCTACTAATTTCTATGAAATGCGCGAAAGTCAAAGACTTGAGCAAAAAGCAAATAACTTCAGCAATATCGCATCTAACGAATTTGTTTCTAAGACATATGCGCAGAAGAAATATCTCGGATGGAGAGATAAAGATATTCTTGCTAATAGAGAGTTCTTACGTAAAGATGCTGAATTGCAATGGGAGTTACAACAAATTTCAGCTCTAGGACCTGCTTGGAGAGAGCAGGTTATAGCGCAAGATATTGGTGGTGGTGAACTACCTGGAGGTGAGATGGGTGGAGGCTTAGGAGGTGGTGTGGGTGGTGCTGGTCCCGGTGGAGTACCTCCTGAATTCGGCGGAGGAGCAGCAGAAGCAGGTACGCCACCTGAAGCGGGAGCTACCCCAGGAACACCTGCTGGTACAACTCCACCTGAAGCCCCTGCACCAGCAGCATAACGACTAAATATACGTATGTCTTTAGCGTGTGAAGTATTACCAGTATCAGCATTTCAATCTACTAATTTAAATAATAAGTTAGAGACATACGGTGATTTAGCAGATAGGATAAAAAGATCTCTAGGTTATCCATTAATAACTTTAGAAATACATCAGGATCAATTGTTTCAAAATATACAGATCGCTATAGAATACTTTTCTAAATTCGCTGGATATACAAAAGAGTTTTTAGTATTCGATTCGCAGCTATATGAAAAAAATAGAGGTATCAGATTAGATCATCTATATACACTAGCAAAAGCAGGTCTTACTGATAAGCAGAAAGTTTCAAACAAGCCCGTCTGGACTGGGGCTGATTTTACTGCAGAGATTCCCGAAACAGTTTATATTAGTACTTCATCATTAACATCTTCTATATTCTCTTCTTCTTCTTCACTGTCAAGCACCTTTAATGAGGGGCTTCCTGAGCTTGAAATAGTAGATAAATCTTTATATAGCTCAATAACTTCCTTTAATACTGGTTTGAGTAGCATATTTAGAGAATCTATAAAGAGAGGAGTTTCACTCCAGGGTCAAGATACAAAAGCTGAAGAATATTCGAATGTATTTGATTACGATGCAATGGATTATCGTAAAGTTATATCCGTTACAGAATTTGAAGAAGGTTCAAATCAAGGCGTGAATACCTTATTCACCCTTGAGCAAACATTAGCACAACAGACCTACTTTAGTTATGCTATGGGTAATTATGGATTTGATCTGGTATCTTGGTATACATTAAAAGAGTGGCTTGATACTAGAGAGAAACTCTTGGCAATTAGAAGAGATCTTAAATTTGATGAAAGAACTCAATATTTACAAATGTACCCTCAGCCTGGGTCGAGTAGATTTTATGGAGTTATTTCTTGCTTCCTAGAAAGACCAATTAGAGATCTAGTTAAGGAGCAGTGGGTATATGAATATGCAGTAGCTCTTTCTAAGATAGTTATAGGGCGTGTAAGAAGTAAATTTACTGGCGTGTCCCTTCTAGGCGGTGGCTCGCTCAATTATGACTTACTACAAGAAGGTCTTGCTGAGAAAAAAGAATTGGAGCAGATGCTACTTACTGGTGCATCTGCAGGATTTGGAGACTCTGATCCTGCCTGTTTTTTTGTAGGTTAATATGGCTCTTACTAAAAAAAATACAAAGTATCGTCAGGGCGTCTTTATACCTACGAATAAAGATAAATTTTTAGGTACTAAAGCAATTTATAGGTCTGGCCTAGAATTAAAATTTATGAGATTCTGCGATACTAATCCTAACGTTATTAAGTGGGGCAGTGAGAACGTAATAGTACCTTATGTATCTCCTCTAGATGGTAGAGCGCATAAATATTATGTTGATAATTTTGTTATTATTAAAGAAGGTGATGAAATCAAAAAATATTTAATAGAAATAAAACCATCAAAACAAACAAAACCTCCCACCACAGCATATAGAAAAAAAGAGCATCTTATTTATGAACAATCGATGTTTTTAAAGAACCAAGCTAAATGGCAAGCTGCTATTGAATTTTGTAAGAAAAAAGGGTTACATTTTTTAATACTGACTGAAAAACACTTAAAATAAATAGATTTATACACTTTAACAATAAATATAAATATGGCATTAAAGCTTAACCTATTAGTAGAGAAACCAGCGTTGGATGATCAATTCGAATACGTTGTAGAGGAGTCAAATAGAAACACCCCTTCAACCTTATTTATTAAAGGACCGTACATGATGGCAGAGGGTGTAAACAAAAATAAA